ATCAGCTTCAAGAAATGATTTTAAAGCCTTTTGATTGTATAAAGCTGAATATGCTTTTCCTGTTTGTCCACTTCTAATATATTTTGTAACTTCTGCGATATATCGTTGAATACTACCTTGTAACTGTTTTCTTGTCATTACACCATACCCCTCAACTTGTATTTTTGCATCAAGTGGTGTATCAACACCTTCTTTTGGTTGAGTTACTTTAGCAGCTTTAACTGTTTTTAATAATGACTTTAAACTAATCATTTTATGCTCCTCGCATAATATCATTAATAATATATTCTACTTTACAATATTCACCACAAGTTCTACCCTCAAGAGGAGCAACTCCTTCATGCATTGGATGCATAAATGCACCATGTGTAGAAGGGTTAGAAACAAAGTCAAAAGCAATAAGTTCAAAATCTGGTTGTACTTCTTGAGAAGGCTCTCCTCCTTCGCTTACAGTTTCTACTGAACCCATACCACGAGAACTAATACCTAACTTAATACCACTTTTAAATAACTCTTTTAATATATTACCAGACGGTGTACCTAATACTTCAACTGTACCTAGTAAATTATCACCTTCCCAATGCATTTCTCTTACATTATGAGATACATTCTGTAAATTCACTACAGAACTTTCTGGATGATCTAATTCTCCCATTGCTCTATTTTGACCTACAAATTCTTTTACATATTTTTTTGCTTCACGCATTAAAGTGTCTTTTGGATATATACGTCCATTTTGATTTTTTGCATCTGCACGTTGTAATACACCTTTAACAATTAACTTTCCATTATTTTCTTTTATGGATTCATTAATTTGTTCTTGTTTTATGTCAAAGGGCAAATAATCTACTATAAGTTGCTTCACATCTAACTCCGTGTTTTTAAAATTTCATTTTTTAAGTCTTCTAACTTTTTTATCCACTTATTAATAAAATTAACAGTTTCTACCTTATTTGGTTCTTCTCCCCTGACTTTAGTTTCTTCTATAAGCCAACGGCGTTTCAAATTAGATAGACTTAACAATCTTCCTAAAAAATTAAGTCCATCTTTATTCCAAGATGGTTTCATGATAAGATTAATAAAGTTGACCGACTTTATTTGCTAGCTTTACTAGCCTTTCACTAATTTTTTTCATTGCAGAATGAGTTCGTTTCCAATAATCTGTAGAATTTACTCCTATCTCATTCTTTAATCTCACATTCATTTTAACAAGTTTATCTAACTCGTTTAATTTATCACGGACCTCTCTCATAGAATAACCAATTTTTTGTCTTGCTGTTAAAGATTCATCATTTCTATAATCTTGATACCTACCTTCAGTTACAGATTCAATTTTTTTATCAACTTGTTTTGCTTTAGAAACTCCTACTCTATTAACACTTTTAATAGCTTTAACACCACCTTTTATTTTTTTGGCAACAATCATTTTAGCTTCACCTTTAGAACCAGCATCAATTAATATACTACCAAAATCGGTTCTTATATGAAACTTTGCCTCATTTGCTTTTTTAAATCCAAGTACTGCTGGGTTTTTATGACCATCTTCAAAACCCGTCTTTTTAATTTTTTTAGAATCTTTTTTACGAAATGCACGAGGAGTTTTAGGTGGTCCTGCTCCACCATCAATTGCTCCAGTTACTGAAGCTTCTTCTAATTCTTGCTTAAGTATTTCTCTAATATATTTTCTTAAAATTTTAAGATTCATGGACATTTTTTAACTCCTTGATTAATTCATAATATCTCATTAAAGTTAAAACTTGTTTATCTTTCACTATTTTACCTTTTGTTAAATTTTCTACTTGATTTATAGCTTCTGATAATTTTATTTTTGTGACTGCATCTTCTACTTTTCTTATATGTGAATTCAATTGCTTTTTAATTTTACTAACTTCATTATCTACAAATTCCCTTAATGAATTTGTATTACTAACATTATTAATATAATTCTTTAATAAACTTTTTTGAGATTCATTAAGTGTTTTATATTTTTGATTAAATTTATCAACTAGAATTTGATATGCAAGCAATCTTAAATCTTTATCTGCTTTACTATATTCTTTTAAAACTTTTGCTTTTGTTTCTTCTGCACTAAGTTTTTTACTTGTAATATGTTCTAAAACCGTAAATTTAGAATTAACAACTCCTTCTGGATCAAAAACATCATCCGTAGTTTCAGATTGGAATACATTATAAATTGAAGCTAATATTCTATAATTTGAAATACGACCATTAAAAAAATCACTAACGTTGTAACTTTCTTTAATTTCTTTAATTAAATTATACTTTTCACGACGTAATCTAGTATTACTCAATTTCTGTCTGGACTTTATAACGGCTTCTAACAATTGTGTTGCTCTAGCAGAAGATTCATGATGTTTTTCTGAAAGAATACGATATAATTGTAGTTCCTTACCCAATTCTGTATTTTCATTAAAATATTTTTTCACAATTAAAACTGATTTTGTACTTTTCCCTGCCAATACATCAGCAGTAATCTGTCTTGTTACTAATTCAAAAAGAATACCTGTATTCTTTATTTTAGAATGTTTTAATTTTCGAGCCATTATAAAATACTCCAATTTCTAATTATACTTTGTCATAAATAAATATAAAGTTAAATAATAATTACTCATTTGATATACTATCTCCTAAAGAACTTACCTCATCTTTGTAATCTTGTTCCAATTCTGACACTTCCGTTATAATTTCTTTTTCTTTTTTACCAAAATTCATTGATTTTTTCAAAGAATCATACTGGGATAGTGCTAATGTTTTACCATATTTAGGAGAACCACTACCACCTTTTCTTTTATCATGTGCACCCAATGGATCTCTACCTCGTGCACTACCATCTTTACCATAATGAGGAACTTCTCTTGGACGTCCTGCTCCATTCCAACCTCCAGGAGGTGAACCACCTTCAGGTCCAACATCATTAGTTAATTCATGGCCCGTTCTTCCTATAGCCATATCTGATGGTGTTCCCGAAGCTTCTCCGCTCTTTGCAGGATCATTTCCTTCATTTTCAATTTGAGAACGTCGAAACTTCTGTTTGTAATCAAATACTATTTCATCATCTAATTCTTTAATTTCTTCTTTAGTAAATTTAAAAATATTTTTATAAATCCATTCAGTAGAAACTAAACCATCATTTAACATTGAACTAGCCAATGAAGTTTTATTATTCCATAATTCAATTTTCTCTTCTTCATAAATTGTAGACGGGTTGGTTAAACCTAATTCAAAATTTACTAATTCTGCATCTTTATATCCTTGAGCATATAAATGAACAATACCTATCTTAGTCAATTCAGATATAGTTATTCTTTGTATTCGTTCAATGGTCCTTGCAAATCTAACATCTTCTGCTGCAAGTGTTGCTTTACTACCAACTGCTTCATCATATCCCAAGAACGCCTTTGGTACTCTTAAAGAAGCTAAAAGTTTATTTTTGAGATACTCAATATCTTCTATAGCGTCATAAGTTAATCCTGGAAGTGCCTCTATACTTGTTCCACTATCACCACCACGAACTGGTAAGAAAAAATCCTCTGTAATATTTTGCATATTATATTTCAAATTATAATCACCAGTAGCTTCATCAACAATAGGAGCTTTTTTCATTTTACTAATAACTTTTTCCATATAATTATCAACTTCTGAAGGCGGTATATTACCAATATCTAATTTAAATATTCTTTTTTCTGGAGCTCTCATAATTCTATGAATCATCATAGCATCTTCCATAAGTGTCATTTGTTTCCAGGTTTTTCGTGCTCCTTCAAGTTGAGATTTACCATACGGTAAATAATTAGAATCTGAAAGTAATCTAAAGTGTGCTACTTCATAATTTTCTAATTCTTCTTTAGTTGCTGATCTTTCTGATGTATATCTATGTTGTGTTGTTAATGTTTCAATTAAATATTTCACATATTCTGGATTTTCTGGATCTAGTCCCTCTAACCTAGTTACATCATAAACTGACATTGGAACTACATTAATGACACCATATTTTTCATCAATTTCTAATTTCAAAAAGAAATCACCATATTTACACATATTACGAACCCAAGGCCACAAGTTAAATTCAATATTGATAATATCATAATATAAATTATGTAATATTTCTTTAACTTGTCCATTTTCTGTTATAATCTCTAAAACATCACCATACTCTGATTTCATTGTTGATTCATCAGCATAAATATCTAATGCAGAAGCTATTATAGCATCTGAATCCATTGATTCATAATCCTTAAAAAGGTTTAATCTCATAGTTTTCGTTAATAACGAATCTGAATAACCACTTAAACCAGCACCTGTATAGATTTTTTGATATCTATCAATTAAATTACTTTTTGCTATAGATTGAATTCTACTTGTATCAGCAACTTTTAACTTTCTACCTCCTACATTTCTTACAATTACATTTGTAGAAAATAATCGTTTTAATCTACCAAATAAACTTTTATCAGCCATTTTTACCTCACTTATTTAATTAACCATTCTAATGATTCTTTTTCTTTACCAGTTTCCATTACCCAAGAATCATTCTGGTTATTTATTGGTTTATAAATACCTTGATTTGATGTTATACTACTAATTGCTTTCTTTTGTAATTCTATACCTTCTACTCTTAATCTTAAAGCTGTTTCTCTTATCCATAATCCCATAGCATAAGACATTACTAAATCATCATGATATCCTGACATAGCTTCCGCCCTACTACCGTTATAAATAAATACAAACAGCTCATCAATTAATCTTTGCGAATGTACAATTACTAATTTCTCTCTAAAAAATTCTTCTAATTTTGAAATAACTAATGGTCTTGTTTTCTGAGTTATAGTAAACCCTGGAATTAATTGTTTTTCCATTCTATTAATTTTATTACTTATTTGTTTATGTGTATCCACATACTGTAAATCTTTTGACATATAAAATAAATTATCATACTCTCTATCAATACATTGTTGTATAGCAGCCCAACCAATATTGTTATTTTCAACTACTAGTAAAGCATTATTATATTCAATTGATATATTAACTAATAAATTACCATAATCTCTCGTAGACATTCTACCTTTATATTCTGCAACCTGTTCTAAACTTTCTGTATCTATAATATGAAAAGCTGAATAATCTGTTGCGTCACCACGACTAACATCAGCACATACTATATAATCTTTTGTATAATTAGGTGGTTCCCATATCCAAACATTACTATCTATACCTCTTTTTTCAATTGGGTCTTTAATTTGTGTTGTTCTATACTCTTCTAAAATTATACCATCAATCACACTTTGACCGGAAGTAATAAAGTCACAATCACATTCTTGTGCAGCCATTGAAGGACTTAACAACTTATCCTGCTCATCTCTCCATTCTTGTTTTCTATCGGGATGAACTGTCCAATGTAATCTAATAAAATTAAAATCATTCAATCCATCTTCTGCATCCATCCAAGTTCTATGAAACCAATTACCAACACCATTTGGAGTAGATAATGCTAAACATTGACCACCCGTAGATAGTGTTTGTGATGCCGCAGCCCATATTGTATCAATATTATATATAAATGCAGCTTCATCTAATACTAATAAAGATAACGCTTCAGAACGGCCGGCATCTTCACCACTTGATACAGCTTTTACCTGAGAACCATTCTTATATCTTAATGACAACTTATTATCTTCAACACATCTCTGTTTTAGCCAACTAGGAAGATTAGCATGCATTACACGAACTTTAGTCACAATATTTTTTGCCACTTCTTGTTTAGTGGCGATAACCAATATATTTTTATCATTATGAAAAGTCATCATCCATAAAGAATATCCTGCAGTAAGAGAAGATATACCTAACTGTCTCGCTTTTAAAATAATATTAAAACGAT